GAGCGCACCGCTCAGGTTCAAGAGAATGCTGTCTGTCAGCGTCGAGCCTGGGACCACCAGCGCCCCGCTAATGGGGGTGAGGTTGATTCCATTGACCCAGAGCTGTGATGGCGCTGCGCCACCCCCTAGGGCAACAGAGCCTGTCGTCGATATGACACCAGGCGCGCTCGATTCCCAATAGACGCCGCAAGTAGAATTGCTACCACCCCCACCAGTCGATGATATCGTAATCTGTCCATTTGACTCAGAGACGATCGTGACATTGGCACCGGCGACCAGATACGAACGGCCATCGACAAGCCGCGTGAGAGATCCTGAGAGCCCAGATGAGAATTGGGCACTGCCAGTAAACTGGTGCAGATCTGCTGCGACTCCTCCAAATATCGTCCCTCCTGAGACGTGGAGCTTGGCTGCAGGAGCAGGGGTCCCGATCCCCAGGCGCTCACTGCCAGTGATAAATACGAGATTATCGCTGGAGCTGAAGTCTCCATCGACGGCAAACTGTATGGAACCATTCGAACCTGATGGTTCCAGTATCCTGACCGCTGTCACAATATCCTAAATCTCTCGCCTAAATATTACACTCCCTCAAGGAGGAATAAACGAGAGCTCAAGGCACAGGACCTCGATCACTCAAATTCGATCGAAACTGAAACGTCAATATTGAACTTAGGCACTCGCAGCTGGTTTACGATGTTGTGCTTCAAGGCCTCTTCCGCACCCATGAACCAGTCGGCATGCTTCTTCTGGTCGACAATTTTCAGGAAGTAGTCTTCCTTCTTGCCACAGTTTCGGGCCATCATCTTGTAGACGATATCGTTCAGCCGATCGGCCTCACCTACAGAGGACTTGAGCTCCTCGATCTTGCCGAAGTCGCCTGAGGATACATCATGGATCATGATCGATGCGTTGGGATCCATGAACCGCATGCCCTCAGTTCCAAAGGTGGTGAGGATGGCTCCACAGGACATTGCCTTGCCCTCGACGATCGTGGCCACAGGAAGCTCAGCATTTTTTATAGACGAGATCATCGCCATGAGAGAGTAGACCTGCCCTCCATAGGAGTCAATGACCACCGGAATCACCTTCTGTCCGGTGTTGTGTGCCTGTGCGATCTCCTGGTCAAACTTGAGCGCAGACTCCTCATCGAACTTGTTCACTCGAACAATAATGGGGCTCTTTCTGAGCTCGAACTCCTTGAGCAGGGGGGATACCTTGGTTGTCCACTTCATTCACGAGTCTCCTTTCAAGAACCACACATTTCACAAGCCTCTGGATTTTCCAGAGAACACACTAGGGCAGCCTGGTCCTGGTCCACATCTGGGACTGGAGCCTCGACCCGCTTCTCCTCCACAGTGATGGCTTTCGCAGCCGAGGCCGGCTTTGAGCGGAGGTAGTACATGCCGGTCTTCAGGCCCTTCTGCCACGCGTAGAAGTGCATGGAATTGACGGCGCCCACGTTGGGGGAGGCGATGAAGAGGTTCATGGACTGGGACTGGCAGATGTAGGCGCCGCGGTCGGCGGCCTGGTCAATGATGGGACGCATCGACATCTCCCAGACCGTCTTGTACCGGCTCCGCACCACAGACGGAATATCGTCGATTCCCTGGATGGAGCCACCATGGCGCACGATCTCGTTCTTCATGTCCTCACCCCAGAGCCCGAGCTTGATCAGGTCGTTGACGAGGTGTTTGTTGACGACCACGAACTCGCCCGAGAGGACCCGGCGGACGTAGAGATTCGAAGTGAAGGGCTCGAAGCACTCGTTGTTGCCGAGGATCTGCGAGGTGGAGGCCGTTGGCATCGGGGCCAGGAGGAGGGAGTTGCGGAGACCGTGCCGGGCGATCTTCTTCTTCAAGCGCTCCCAGTCCAGGCTCTCATGCGGCTGGACGCCCCACAGGTCGAACTGGAGCTGGCCCTTGGAGGCCGGACTTCCGTCGTATGTGGTATAAGGCCCATCCTGCTTCGCGAGGTCGCAGGAGGCCTCCAGGGCCCCGTAGTAGATGGTGGCGAAGATGCGCTTGTTGAGCTCGACGGCCTCAGGCGAGTCGAAGTCCATGCCCATCATTGCGTACGCATCGGCCAGGGCTTGGACCCCGATGCCGATGGGGCGGTGGCGCATGTTGGAGACGTGGGCCTCCTCGACAGGATAGAAGTTCCTGTCGATGACCCGGTTTAGGTTCCTCGTCACCTCGCTCGCGGTCTTGCGGAGGGCGTCGAAGTCGAAGGCGCCCTCGTGGATGAAACTGGAGAGGGCGATGGAGGCCAGGTTACAGACGGCCGTCTCCTCCGGTGAGCTGTACTCGATGATCTCGGTGCACAGGTTGGAGGACTTGATCGTGCCCAGGTTCTGCTGGTTGGACTTGCGGTTGGCCGAGTCCTTGTAGAGGATGTAGGGGACGCCGGTCTCGATCTGTGCCGTGACCACCTTGATCCAGAGGTCCCGAGCCTTCACCTGCCGCACGTACCGGCCCTCAGATTCATACTTCGTGTATAGGGTGTTGAACTCCTCACCCCAGACGTCCGAAAGTCCTGGTGAGGCATGAGGGCACATCAGCGACCACATGCCATCCTCCTGCACCCTCTGCATGAAGAGGTCTGGAATCCAGAGAGCATAGAATAGGTCGCGCGCGCGGAGCTCTTCCTTACCGTGATTCTTCTTCATGTCGAGGAACTCTTCGACATCGGAGTGCCAGGGCTCGAGGTAGACTGCGAAGGCGCCCTTGCGCTTGCCACCCTGGTTCACGTAGCGGGCGATCTCATTGAGGACCTTGATCATAGGCACCACACCCTCGGACTCGCCGCCAGTGCCCGAGATGAGGCTGCCCTTGGCCCGGAGGTTGTGGATGTGGAGTCCGATGCCACCGGCCCACTTGGAGATGTGGGCGGTCTGCTTGTAGGTGCTGAAGATGCCGTCGATGGAGTCCTCGGCGAGGCTCTGGAGAAAGCAGCTCGCCATCTGCGGCCGAGGAGTGCCGGCGTTAAATAAGGTGGGAGTGGCGTGGATGTAGCGACCGGTGCTCAATCCCTCGTAGCACTGGAGCACCGACTCGAGGTCGTCGCCGTGGATGCCCAGGGCCACCCGCATCCACATGAACTGCGGGGTCTCGGCCGGCTGGCCGTCGATCGACTTCAGGTAGCCCTTGGCCAGGGTGGTGAGGCCGAAGTAGTCGAAGTTCTTGTCCCTCTCGTGGACGATCGCGCGGTCGATGTGCTCGGACAGCTTGGGATTGCTGGCAAATTCGACCAGCTCGGACGAGACGAGGGGCGAGTGACGCCCGGTGACTGGATCGACGTTGTCGTAGAGCCGACCGACGTTATCACAGAAGCTGGAGGGGATGGTCTTCTGCCAGCGGGTGACGAGGATCCGGGCTGCCAGCCGGGAGTAGTCCGGGTGGATGGTCACCATCCGGGCCGCCTCCTGTGAGATCAGGGTGTCGATCTCCGCGGTGGTGATGCCGTCGACGACAGACTCAGCCACCCGTCGGGTCACCTCGGTGGGAACGACGTAATCGCCGTCGAGGTCCTTGCACTGTCGCTTGATCCGCTGCGTGATCTTGTCGAACTTGATCTCTTCCTTGCGACCATTGCTCTTAACGACGCCTTGTCTCATCAGAAGTCTCCATCCCATGTGAGTGTTTGAGGGGCAGCGCTCTTCACGCCTGCCTTCGCATATTCGCTAACCCGACGTTCGAAGAAATTGGTCTTACCCTCGAGCCCCAGCATCTCCATCCAGGGGAATGGATTTTTCGCTCCAAAGAGCTTCGAGCACCCCAGGTCGGTCAAGAGACGATCTGCCACAAATTCAATATAAGATGACATCGCCTCGGAGTTCATTCCAATAAGGCTGACTGGCAGCGCTTCACAGACGAACTCTTTCTCAATGCGGACGGCATCGGCGACAATCTCATGCACCACCGACTGAGCCGGCTTTTCAACGATGTGATTGCGGTAGAGCTTGATGGCGAAGTCCGTGTGAGCGTTCTCATCGAGGGAGATGAGCTCGTTCGAGAAGGTGAGGCCCTTCAAGCCCAGGGCCCGGTGCTTGAGCCAGAAGATGGCGCAGAAGGAGCCACTGAAGAAGATGCCTTCCACACATGCGAAGGCAAGCAGCCTCTGGACGAATGGGGCGTCGTTGTTCATCCACTTGAGGGCCCAGTCAGCTTTTCGCTTAACGGCCGGAATCGTCTCGATAGCACGAAGAAGCCTCGTCTTCTCGGCCTGGTCGGTGACGTAAGTGTCGATCAGCAGGGAGTAAGTCTCGCTGTGAATCGTCTCCATCGCCGCCTGGAAAGTATAAGCCGCTCGGGCCTCGGGGTACTGGACCTCATTGGCGAACCGGTAGCACAGGTTCTCGTTCACGATGCCATCAGAGGCGGCAAAGAACGCGAGAATGTGCTTGATGAAGTGCTTCTCATCCTCCTTCAACCGATCCCAGTCGCGACGATCCTCTGTGAGGTCGATCTCCTCAGCAGTCCAGAATGAGGCCTCCTGGCGCTTGAACTCAGACCAGATGTCTGAGTGCACGATGGGATAGATAACAAAGCGATCCGGATTCGGCTTCAAAAGCGGTTCTTCCATCATAGGCTCCTTTTCAATTCCCACTGACCTCTTTCCACTTCTGTTTGAGGAGGTCCTTCATGGCAGACTCATCCTGCGAAATAGCCTCAGTGAGAGACATTTCGGATGGGTCTAGGATGTCAAACTTAGAACGCGCGGTGTCGATGTGCACTGGAAAGAGTACACCATCTCGACCTGCGCGATTCTTGGCGACGAAGATGCGTCCTGTGCCCTTGTCTTTTTCCATCGGCTTGCGGGAGAGCGACAGGACGACGTCGGCGACCATCGCCTTGCCATAGGCCTCAGACATATTCTCGAGGCCAACAACGTCGGCTGTGGAGCCTGAGCGATTCGACTGTGAGGCGGTCCAGATCGGGATGTTCATGTCCATGCTCAGATTTCTGAGCTCCTCGTAGATGAGCTTGAGCTCATGTCTGAGAGAGTCGAACTGTCTGGTGGACCTCATCACGTCGGCGTAATCGATAATTACAAGGCTCGGAATGAAACCCTTCATCATAACCTTCTCTAGGTGATTTCGAATGGTGTGCACCGAAGCCGAACCGGTTGGGTACTCCTTAATTATCAGCCGCCCGAGCTCCATCTTGTCATACTTTTTCATGATGAGCTCTTTGCTGTCAGGTACCTCGTTCGAGGGCACATCGCAGAGGTTCGAATCGTACCGAATGCCGACTGCCGTCTCTGTGAGCTCGAAGGTGTAGTGAACCACATTCTTGCCAACTCGCATTGCGTTGGCGCCTAGAGCCACTAGGAAGTGAGACTTGCCGACGCCGGTGTTGGCCGTAATGACACCAATCTCGCCACGACCGAGGCCGCCTTGCAGGATATCCTTAGCATCCAGGCGCTCGAGGCCGGTGGGACAGCACTGCCGACGGGACCTGACGAAGCGGGCCTCGGCGTCCTCGAAGAAGTCATGGCCCACGGAACTGGGGAGACCCACCGCGACAGCATCCTTCATCAGGCCGACGACGGATTCGAACTTGTCGGTGGAGATTAGGTCGACTGCCTTCTCAAGCGCCTCCTTGAAAGCCTGTCGCTTACAGAAATCGAGAGATTTGTCCTTAATATACTGCAGGTCGCCCATGTTGGGAGACGTCTTCAGGCGATGCAGGTACTCGACGATCTGGTCCAGGAGGATCGAGTCGTTGGTCGCCGCCAGGTCCTCCTTGATGATTGGGATCAGGAGGCCCATCGAGGGAAAGCACTTGTACTTGTTGAAATACTGGAAGTATTTCTGGCACAGGAACTCGAGGTACTTCACGTCGAAGAACTCAGGCCGCATCACCTCCATCATCTGGGCCGCCCACATGTGGTCAGTCAGGAGGCCATGGAAGATGCCCTCCTGAAACTGCTTCCCATACTTTCCGAAAGAGCCGCTCAGTGTCAGTTCGATCTTGTCTTCGTTGTCTTCCATTACGAATCCTCAGTGTGCTGTCGTCGAAAGGGACATAAAAAATGCGTCCACATCAAAATTCTGGACGCCTTCCCTCATTAAGACTCTCATAAGCGCGAGCTTATTCTTCTTAGGCTCATACGATTCTACTGCGCCTCGAATCTTGCCAACTTGGTCAGCAGAGAGATTCGAAATGTCGAGATGCATGAGCTTCCAGTTCCTTCTGACTATATCACTCTGTTCACGGATGTTCTGAATTAGCTTTACCTTTTGAGATTCGCTTTTTTCTGCTGAATCTAGAATGTCCTGGATGGTCAGAGATGCGCTTTCAGCCAGAGATGGAAAGCGCTTGACCATGGTCTTGAACCCGGCGCCCTCGATCCCAGGAATATTGTCAGACGGATCTCCAATAAAGCTGCGCACAAGGCTCATGTTACATGGGAAGACGCCGAACTTCTCCTTGACGTCTGCAGTCGTGATAAATCGCTTCTGTCCTGGAGACCACTGGGTCACCCGATCATCGATGAGCTGGTACAGGTCCTTGTCGGAAGACACGATCACGATGCGCTCCTCTGAGAAGAGGTACCTGCTGATGTATCCGATGGCATCGTCGGCCTCGCAGTCGGGAACATAAATCTGTTGCACCGGCACATTCTTGAGGGACTCAATAACGAGGCGAATCTGGTTGTCCTGGTTCTCAGGAGTCTCCGGAATGTCGTCCTCGTAGTAGCGATTGAGCTTAGGTGGCTTCCTACCAGACTTGTAGTCCTTGTAGATCGCCCTTCTCCTGGTCGCCCCTCCTCCCTCCCAGACGACCACAACCCGCTTTGGGCGCAGCCTCTCGGCGAGGAGCTTGAGGCTCGTTAGGAATCCTATGAAACCTCCAATCTGCTGGCCCTGACTGCTCATCGCAGGATTTGCGATAAACGAGCGCATGAAGAGATTGTAGGAGTCGACCAGGAGAATAGGGCGGTCCATCACTCCTCCGGAGAGATGCCCATTCCTAGATCATCCATTTCCATCGAGAGAGCCCTGACTTCTTCGTAGGATTCTGCGTCGACATTCGGTCCCTCGGTGCTGCGCTTCTTCGTCATTGCTGCGGCGATCAGATCGTCCAGGAACTCTGAGAGCTCTGGGTCGGCGAGGAGCTTATCGAACTCGGCCTTGTAGAACTTCTTGTCCACAATGACCTCTCCAGTGTCTTCGCGCATCACCGTGAAGGTCTTCCAGGACCCAGTGCCAGCGACCTCGAGGCGGAGACCGTTGACTGACTCGGCGCCATGCGTGCGCAGGAGATCGAAGAGCTGTTCATGCTCCTTGATGCCCACACCGAAGTGAATCTCGAACTCGCAGGACCTGAAGGGCGCCGAGACCTTGTTCTTCACCGTCTTCGCCGAGACGTGGATGCCGATGACCTCCTTGTCCTTGTTGAGGATCTGCTGTCCAGCGCCCAGCTTGATGCGGACCGAAGCATGAAAAGGTATGGCACTTCCCCCGGGCGTAGTCGTTGGGTCGCCGTACATGGTGTTGTGGGAAAGAACACCATTGCTATAGTAGCTCTCGGCACCCTCGACAGTCATATCGAGAATTTCGATCTCTTCAGAGCCAGCAGACATATAGGCTGGAATCCAACCGTGTGTCTGGTGTAGGAGAAGAACGTTGCGCTCTTCGATCAAGTCTATTGCCTCGATCCAGCCATCTACACCGCTTACTCTCGCAAAAAACTTGTGCTCTGGGCTTACGAAGAGTTGCGTGTCCATGTACTGGACAACGATTGGCACGGTTGCTTCTTTTCTGACCAGGTGAGTCACTCTACACCAAGCGTCTCGGCCGCTAGAATCGCGCGTTAGAATTTCCCAATTTTCATTCAAGGGGTAGAACCTGCCTACCTCCATCGACTTGTAATCGAATCCGGCTTCACTGAAGAAGCTTGAGAGCTTCTGCTTTTTCGAATGCATTTTTGATGTACCTCTCTAGAGTAATTCTAACTGCTTCTGGCTGGCTTTTCAAATCAGATTCCCAAAGATACAAAACATAATATCCGTGATCTTTGGCGACTCTTCTCTTGTAATGATCTCTTCTGACCATCTTTCTCTGTGTTTCATTTAGAGCTTCCTTGTCAGGATACACGACGGGATTGGCATGCCAATAGTCACCATTCACTTCTATGAGAAGCGACGTACGCTTTACTCGAAAGTCATAGAAGAAGGCGTCATGCGGAAACTCAGACTCGTATTCTACACCTAGCTCATCTAGCATCGCTTGCACCTGAAGCTCTATCTTCGACTTGGCATACCCGCCTGGCTTTTTCCTTTCGGGTGAGTAGACAAAATTGTGAGCTTTCTCAAGCTTGATCCTTGCTCCGTGTATTTGCTTTTGTGTGAGGCCCGTTCTTTCTTGTATCTCACACCAATGAACGTTCAGTTTCAAATACGAAAGAAGTTTCTTGCCCGTTGAGTAGTCAATGCTCCAATTGAAGAACTTGAGATCGTCGCACACATCGACTCCCTGATCGATCAAAGCCTGTCTCAACGCCTTCGTGGGTTTAAGACCTAGATGCTTGATGGCGGCGTCGAAAGAACAGCACTTTTCTGAAATCAGTTTTTCAGCACGATCGACAACGTCTGGAGCTAATTTCTTTTTGTTCGCTTTCGATATTGCTTCTTTTCTTTCGCTCGAAAAGACCTTGCCAGTATTTCCGGCGGCGATCTTCAGTTTTGTAGCTTCGGAGTGACCTTTTCTCGGATATATCCCAGGTGGCATTTCAATCAACCTCGACAATAAATATACTTTGTCAGAGGTTGATTGAAAACTTCATGACACTTTTCTTACAGAAACTTCGGTGTCAGGACCGACGCAGCCGATCTTCATACGAGTCTGGTTCAGGCACACTAGCAGCACGTTCTCGTTGGCGATGACACCGGTGATCTTGCGCATGCCTTTGGAGATCGCGCGGGCCTGTAGACCGATCGAGTCCTTGTCATAGTCTCCAGTAAGCTCTGCCTTGGGGGAGCTCGCAGCCACCGAGTCCCAGATGATGGTGACCGGCACGTCTTTGTTCATTGCCTTCGCCTTCAGGATGGTCTCCTCAGCGATGGAGAGGACCTCCTCCGTGCAGTGGGTGTCGACATAGACGAACCGCTTCTTGACATCGACCCCGAGCAGGCCCAGGTTCTCGACCGAGGTGGCGTTCTCCGTGTCGATGTAGACCACGATGCCGCCCATCTTCTGGGTGGAGCGGGCGATCTGGATGGCGATGTGCGACTTACCGATCGAGGGAGGGCCGAAGATCTCCACGATGCGGCCTTCTGGGAGTCCACCGCCGCGGCGATTGGAGATAATGTAGTCGAGCTGGCGGGATCCGGTGCTGATCCAGCGCTTCACGTGGGTGGGGGAGTCATCGAGCGCCAGGTTGTAGGCGACCCGGGTCCCATGCGACTTGTTGAGAGACTTGATGAGATCGTCGGTGAAATCATCATGCTGCGGCACCTCCTTAATCACCTTAGGAGCCGGAGCTTCTTTTACTTCCTGTGCTTCTTTCGCGGTCTTCTTTGCCATATTGTATACCCTCTCAAAAAGAATATGCGGCAGGGTACAAGCCCCTGCCGCATATCGGCGCAGCTACAGTTCGAAACTAATCTGTGATCGCAGGTTGTTCAGCAATCACACATCTTCGAGGTCAGCGAATGCGTCGTCGATGTTCTTGTACTTGGGACCGGCCTTGCCCTTCGCTGCCGGCTTCGAAGACTCCTCATCATCGCTGTCACCATCACTCGCCGTAGAGGCTGCAGGAACAGCCGCGACCTTCGATTCGCCACGGGTGGTGCCCATGTTCGAGGTCGCAGGGGTCGAGTCAGAGTCGCCGTTGAGCCAGTCGTTGACGATCTTTTCGAGCTCCTGGTACGACTTCTCGGTGTAGAGATCGCCGACGTCGGGAACGTTGGAGAGCCACTGCTTCGCCCGATCAGGACTATCAGAGAGGGGAGAGGCCTTGCCTCGAGGCATGACATCCGTCGAGGCGTAGGTCTTGCCGTTCGCCTTCGAGCAGGTGACCTTGACATCGCGGCCCGTCTTCGGGTCGGTGATGTCGCCGTAGTCCTCATCGAGCATGACGTTCAGGAGAGCCTGATACACCTGCTTGCCGAAGGACCAGAGACGGACCCCCTTGTCCTCCTCGCCACGAACGACGACGGCGGCGTAGGCGCGCATCTTCGGGTAGAGCTTCTTGGCGAGCTCATAGGACTCCTTGGTGCCATCGTCGCGGAGCTTGTTGATGAGCTCCTGGATGGGATCGGGGCGGCTGAACTGGTAGGGCGCCAGGAGGCCGGGGCTGTTACCCACGTTGTAGTAGAACCAGAGCTCCTTGAAGGGCTGGCCGTCGTTGTTCGGGAATGAGAGCAGACGTACAGTCGCCTCCTCGCCTTCCTGTGGACGCCAGAGGACATCACGCTTCGAGCTGTTACCGGAGAGCTTGTTCAACTTCTTGCGAATTGCTTCAAAATCGATCGCCATATCAATACCTCAATTGTTAGTGGTTGTGTCAAATGCCTGTTCAGTTGACAGTAAAGTGTAATCCTTAGTGCTCAATTGTTCAAGCGACCCCGAGGGGCCGTCGGTCATTTTCTTGCTGGGGAGGCTCCGCCAAATGCGCGACCAACTGCTCTCGCAGTCTCGCGGCGAGCGGTTTTTGCGCTCCGGCGCTCCGGACCTGGATACGAGGGCCCGGCGCCCAGGGGCATCGCAGGTCCACCACCAGCTGCGGCAGCGCCTGAGCCTTCCTCGGCATCTGCGCCGGTGAGGCGATCAGGCTCGAGTAGCAGGTCTTCATCTTCATGATCTTCAGGCTCAGACTCGATTATCAGTCGCACCAGCTGCCGAAGTCTCTCTTCCCTCATGCCTATAAATAGGCAGGATCAGAGAACCAGGGTCTTCGCGGCGGCCAAAATCCTGGTCAGCGGGCTCTTAGAACCCACATAGAATCGATTCTCTTCGAGATGGAGACCGCCGCCAATGTAGATCGCCTCCCACTCTTCGCGCGTCAGAGCGACTCCAAAGTGCTGGAGGAGCCAGAGCGTCCGGTGTGAGTACCCCATCTTCGCCATCGACTCGTTGTACTTGTAGAGCTGGCCCAGCTTCTCCCGGTGCCAGTCGGAGTCCTGCTCAAGGAAATGAGTGGCATCCAAGTCTCCCACCTTGCCCAGATCGTGGAGCAGGCCCACCTTGAGGACCGAGGCCGTCGGGAGCTTGTCATCGAGCATGTCATTGAGCTTGCGCATGCTCGAGGTGACCTTGAGGGTCAGGTCGATCAGACCGCCGGTGTAGCACCCAGGCTGCTCAGTCCGCGGAGCGTAGGGGCACTCGGCCAGGCGCTGCCCCAGAGTCTCCAGCAGATGATTGAGGTTTTCATCGTTGAATCTCTTGCACAGAGATTCGAAAGTGTTCCAGTTGCTCTCAATTTTTTCAGGCTCGATCGTTGTTCTCATATCGCAATATTACTGCGATCCTAAGACTTGTTCATTCGAGCGCAGAATTAATTCTTCTGAAGGAGTACAGCGACTTCCTCTTTTCCGCTTAGTGTGACGAGACCAGGAACGATCTTGCCCTGGATGCCACCCAGCAGGCCTTCCTTCTCCGCAGCGATGAAAGTGAGGAATATGTACTGTGCGGCGTCACGCGGACTAATTTCAGAGCTGTGCCCAATTCGAACGAGCTCGGTGCCGGATTCATCCTTCACGATCTCGGTCTTGACATAGGCAGAGCGCATGACCGAGGCTCCCTGTCTCGCTTGATCGATGATACTGCGCACCTTCTCGATGTCAGTCCTGCCTGAGGCGCCCTTAAGTCCCAACTTAGTCACGAGCTCCGCAGGATTTTCTTCAGCGAGAGAGCCAGCCAGCCTTGTAGCTTTGCTAAAGTTTCCCTTGCCAACTCGACCACGAAGGACCCTGGGTCCCTGCTGCGGGGGCTCTTTTTTCTTTTGTTCTGGCGACTCGGAAGTGCCCCCATTCTCTTCGAGGAGAATTTTTCGAACCTGATCTCTGATAAATGAATTGACATCTCTCATTGCGACACCCTCTTAAGTCCTAGCTCGAAGCGACCGATCTCTAAGTCCACGCCGCGGGAGCACTCTTCTTGTAGCTGGACCTCTCGGCCGGCAGGAACGTCGAAGAGGACAGCATCGTGAATGACATAAATAGGCTGGACTCCTGACGCTGAGAGCCTGGTGGAGAGGTCTTTAAATCCGAGCAGTGCGACGTCGACGGCAGTCGACTGGAGATAGTGGCTGATCAGCTTCGAGTCGGGGTCATCCCCCTTTGCGTCGAGGAGCGGCCGGCCATAATAGTTGTGCAGCCGCCCGCCTGCATGATCCATTTCAGACCGGAGCCGCGCGACCAAGTCGGCAACCTTGAAGTACTCCTTGACCTCGCGGATGAGCCCCTGCGCCTCCCGGCGCCCCCCGAGCGCCTCGGCGAGGGCCGAGGATGATGAACCATACAGGGCGCTGATGACCGCCTGCTTGATGGCGGAGCGGGTCACGCCTGACATGTTCATGCGCTCGCGGACACCCTCATAGATATCGCGAGGCGGCTCGACTCCCATAATGTTGAGGGCGACCCGAGGCTCGAGAGAGACGAAGTCGACCTCCCAGACCGAGCCCCCTCGGCGAGAGGCGATAATGTCGCGACACTCCTTCTGGAGCGTGAGCACAGAGGGCCCTCTTGCGACCTTGAGCCGGCCGGTCGCCGTCGAGACCCGGTCATACTCGATCTCAGGAGCGAGGCCGGTCTCGTCGGGAGAGAACGATGCCAGAGCCGTGAGGGGCGAGACGCCCCCTGTGAGATCTGACCGGTGCTGTCTCATCCGCTCAAGGTCGATCCGGGGCCTCTGGAGGGTCTTCAAGAATTCATTTCCCTGTCCATATGTTTCCACATACCGCACGAGCTCTGGGTCTCCAGTGACATCCTGGATTGCCCGAACGACCTGCTTGAGTCGGGCAGTAAACTTTCGGCGCCCGAGGACCATCGCCCACGGAATCTCGAGGTCCTGAATTCCTAGGACTTCGAAAGAGCGCTGGTGCGCAGGATCAGAGAGCTGTACAGAATCAGGTGACATACCGTGCATTAGAGCTAGAGACCCGATCGACACGGTCGACCTTGGCCCCAAGGATACAGCGCAGCCCGCAGGATTGTCAATCCACTCGCAGCTCCCATCGAAATTTATGACCAGAGAACTTTGCGTGCCTAAAGAGGTGGCGTCGAGGCAGACTCTCATGAGATGATTTTAGATCACTCAATAAAAATTTACACCGGTGTCAGCCGAGCCGGGCTCTAGAGCCGGGCTCTTTCGTTTTCGAGGCGGCGGCGGCGCTCCTCGGCGTCGCGAATTTGCGGCTCGTTCTCCCCGCGAACCCTCCGCACGTTCGACGCGTAGTATGGACCATGGCCCTCGGCCTCGGCCCTACGGATATTCTCGCGATATCTGGCAATATCTCTCTCGATCGTCCGCAGCTCTTCATTTATCTCATTTCCTCGCAGTATGGCAGCTGATATGGCAGCTGATTCTCGCTCGCCCTCTTCTCGAGCTGCAGCGGCTCCCGGCCAATAATTCGGTGCGGATCCGCCAAGTGCATATAGCGAGCCTCTGACAAGCGCCTCGGCACGGTCGCCGCCGACTGTGCGGGCCCGCGGGGCGCCCTCTGAGCCGCTCACCGCGGTGCCACCTGACCCGCCACCTGACCCGCCACCGCCTGATGCGGCTCCGCGGCCTGTGCGCCGCCGGGCAGGCACGATGCGACCAGGCTCAGGAATATTGATAGGGTCCCCAGTAATATTTCCGTTGATTGCGACGAGAGCGTTTTCGAGATTGGTGACGAGAGACGTGTATCTCGCATATGAGTTCATGGGCGTCAGCTTGACAGTCGACTTGAAATTGCCCTGCTCGATCGTGTGATCGACGCCTGTCACGCCATAGATCGCGTCGATCGTTGTCCCTGTGCCCATATCGAGAAAGATCTGCTGTCCAAAACTCCATAGGGGGCAGCCAATCGTCTCCAGAGTGCACTCGACAGGCGAAACCTGGAGTGGCACTCCCTGCTCGCGAGTCCCTATGGGATTCTCAGGTGACCTGCCCTGTCTGAGCATATTCACAGTGGAGAGAGCTGAGTCATTCATCGAAGTAACTTTGGCAGAGAGAATGCCGGATGACCCCTCCCCATAGCGCACGCTTGGGACGGTTCTCATGATAAAGTTTTTGAGCCGACCAAATCCCCCTCTGAGGACATATCTCTGGCGCGTTCTGCTGTCAGGCGTGGTGCCTGCTGCGCCTCCTGATGGGGCAGCAGGATACTGCTCGATTAGACCTGCCGCGATGGCGGTGCTTATTGCATTGTCATAGTCGCGGCGGGCAACGGTATTCTCTTGTGTGGTTCTACCAAGCGTTTGCTGGACTGCGAGCGCTGTCGTGTTCAAGAGACCTAAAGTCCGGGATGACGCCGATTCCAGAAAGCCCTGGAGCGTCGCATGTGACGTCGCCTGAGAGTCGAAGACGTGAATTCGAAGTATCGTCTGGTCAGGCGTGCCGCCTGCTCGAACAGGAACAGACTCGAGCACGACAGAGACGGTCGGGTGCTTGAATTCGAGATCAGCGTCTTCCGTGCCATAGGCATGCTGCAAAACACTCTGCTGCAGATTGAAGAGCGCAGCCTCGTCGTCTTTATATCGATTGTTTAGTTGCCGCAGTGAGTCTTCACTTTCGTCGGTCGGCAGTTCTCCATAGGCGCTATTGAACCCATATGCTTTCGCAGCAGGGTCTGATATGAAGTACGTACCCACAAAGTTGATGAAAGACTCTACAGGCATGTTGATGAGTTGGTCGAGCTCGCGCCTGAGAACAGCCTCGAAGTCGCTCTTTTTAATCGGGAACGTGGCGATATTTCTATTCGCCATGTAGGATGCCTTTTCGTTGAAGTTATAGAAGATGATCTGGACGTCCTTGTAGTGTCCGGAGGCTGCAGCTGGTTGGAGCGCGAAGGACGTGAATATTTTTCCCAGCGAGACAAAGTCCGCGCCTGTTACGTTGGCAGTATTCTCGTGCCTGCCATTTGGAACTCCAGGAACGAGAAACGGATCTGACGTTCTTGAGAGGTTGTTGATGCGCTGTGTTATCGCCGTTCGCATCTCAGACCTCAGGCGCCCTGCGCGACCTCCAGAAGATCCCATGAGATCAGATAGTGCCTGTCCGAGCGCGCGCAAATCAGGACTAGCGCCTGTGGTGCGCAGAGCTGTCAGGTTTCTAATTTGTCGCACGACATCAGCGCTCAATGGTGTAACTGCGCCGCTAGGATTTGTTAGAGATCCCAGCACATCAGACTCTCCAAAGACCGCCTGTGCCGTTGCGGAAGGAATTCTACTGCGCAGCTCCTGTATTAGATTCGTGAGGTGCTGCACCTGCTGAAATGCTGGAACATTGTCGATTCCCAGTCCAATCTGCGCGCGCTGCAGTGATCTATTCGCCAGCATTGAGAGCTGCAGCTCGATATTGACCTGACCTGAATCGTCAAAATCGAAACTCGAGTTCACTATCTGATACTTCTCTTTTACCCTGAGGGCACCGATTAGAGAACCAAAGAGATTGTCTCTATTGAGCGCTGCAAACCCTGACTGTGCCGGTGAATCTGGGTGTGACCACCCATACTCTATGAGCAAATGTGTCGTGCCAAACCTGGCCGGGCGAACAAGCGCAGAAATTTCAGCGAGTCGCGATCGATCATGGAGGACGACGCTCATTTTTCCTGTCTTATATGACATCATACCGCCGGTACCGACAACGTTGAAAGATAGAGACTTGAGCGACATCAAGGGGCGAAACTTGTCAATGACAGGTGATTGTCTCACGAGTTGGGCCTCGCGACTCGCAGAAAATGCGTCGAGCTCTTGGTAGTCCTCATCAGCATTCACTAGGGTCTGGGGCGATGTAAAGAGCTCCATTCCTGCAGTCGCGATAGGCGATCGAGTTGTGGTCTCTGTTCCATCGGCGGCGCGCTCAGTCCTCTCGAACTCTGGATCTCTAGCATTCTCAGAAACGACCTGTGCATCGTTCGCACCCAGAATCGTGCGCTGCATCGTTCCATCTGGAATCGTCTGGTTCCCAAGTAGAAACTGTCCTAGAGACAGACTGGTGAGTCGATTATTCGTAAAATGATCGCCCTCCTGAACTAGAACCACGTCGATAAATGGAACGGCGCGACTTATTTCCAGCGTAGGAATCGCATTCATAAATAGTGTCAGCGCGCCCATGTCTCTTGAAGCAGGGGCTAATCTATTCGCAAAAACCTGAATAATCGAGCAATCGACGTGCGCGCTGGTACCTGGGGACGTTCCTGTCCCATTGATAGAAACGATCGTCTCAGCTTCGCTGGCGCTTGAGAATCCGCCCGTGTGCTTGATCGAAAAGGCTTGGTTGTCCGAGTCGCCACGCCTCTTGAAGCCCTGTTGCACATTCGTGTCGCCGGGTGTATCGACAGAGGGTGCGGTGCCGGTGCGTAGGACAGCCCGAGCGCGATTGTCAAGATCTGCCAGCAACTCTGGTTCATAGCAAATTTTTATTAGGCCAGGTATGTCATTGGTGTCTGTCGCCGATCCCACATATTCGTTGAGGCGCCTGATCAGCTCAGGAGTTGTGAAGCCGCCCTCAGTCACGTCGAGCAGTGCCTGGGCGGCCACCCGTGCTGGCGTTGAATCCGGCACTGTAAACATATCAGTGGGCAAATCTCTCTCTCGGAGAAGCAGCATCGACACGAAGTCGCTTCGAGATGTAGCACCATAATAGCGCCCTAGGGCGGTCACAATCTCTTCGAGTCTAGTGCTAATTCCCTCAGGCATACTGCGCCGTCTGCTTCAAGTCAGTTGGTATCAAAAGCTGCGTCCCAGGAGGCACCTGCAGGGGCCACCCGATTCCGGAAGCTGCGGCAATAATCCACCACAGGCGAGCGTTTCCATACACACGGCCCGCGATCGTGTCGAGGCGCTCGCCCTCATTGAGCACGTACTCTCTCGTACTAATTTGCCCCTGTTGTACAGCTCGACGAATGCCATTGTGAGCCGTGGCAGTGCCATATTGACTTCCGGCAGCGATTTTAGGAGTATTACTATATCTTTGTGACATGAGATGCTTGCAGGCGTGATGTTTGTCGTTTTTCTAACTTGTTGTGATGTATCACTTATCAACCCTCCGGAGTTGGATCGGTTGCATATGGATCAGATCCAATATAATGTGACAATTCGCCGACGTTATACGCGACGCTGCGCATCGCGCCGTCTGAGTCGAGGCCCATGGGTATATCGTGTATTGGTGAGAATGAAATAGAAAGCTTCATACTCTTGGGTGCCTGACGTCCTCTGTCGATCTCCCAAGTCGACTCCCCCCAGTCCATCTTTAGATCGGTGATAAATCCTGCAAGGCCTTTACCCTTTGTGCTCTCGAAGGAGCGAACGATCGGATTTGTTGCGGGTTCAAAAAATTCGCGGAAGACGGTGCTATTTGCAATACGTGTATTGTTGAGTTCTCTCGTAGGCTCTAGGCTCGAGCTCAACAGCCTGAGCTGATCTTCAGGAACTGGCTCATTCTCAAGTTGTGCTACTACGTATGTATTGTCGAATCTTGTAATGAAATCTAGGTTGATGTACATGTACCTATAATTTCCTAGTACCTCCATACCTGCCGGACCCTCAGGAAGATTGAACGTCATGTTCTGTATCTCGACAAAAGCAATGACATGTCTCTCGCTGGGAGATGTGGCAGGAGCATAATGATATCCGAACGGAGGGTTATCAGACGGAGGGGGCGATGGAAAATTAGGCTGGCCAGAAAGCGAGATAATCTTTACTCTCAGATCTGCTGGAGTCCTGACCGAGCTTAAAGTTCTTGGAATGCTCAAGTAAGCAGCAGGTGCGTCTGGCTTACGCGTCCTTGTAGGGACGCCGGCGACGCTGCCCAGAACTGCCATGGCTCCACCTCTTGAATCTCTAAACTCGACGTTGTCAATGCCCGCCAAAATCGTTACAGGGCGAATATTCACCTCATCGCCTACGACATATCTTTCATTTATAGGCCTCGCCTGGCGTGCCTCAGTCCACGTGTTTACTCTTGTCTCAGCCGCGGACCTGAGGCGCGCTGCATTGCGCGCTTCGATCGCCTCGTTTTCAGCACTAATTCTGGCATTCCCATTATTCCCATTATCCACAGCAGCTTGTCGACGTGCGATCTCTCGATTGATATCCATTCTAGTTGTTCCAAACCCAAAAAGTCTCGCTAGCGCAAACCTGGAATAATTTCCTTTGACAATATCTCCTATTCTCAATCTAATCATAGGCGACGCTGTCTGTATTTGAGAAAAGGGCTGAATGAAGTCAATATTGCTTGTCGTCATTTGACGACCGGCAGAATATTGTGGATACAGCATTGTGATCAGCCTGTTTATGTTCCAGTACATAATATCAAAATCTTTTTCAGAAGTTGCGACCACATGAAAAGTAAACCCGATCGTCCTCTTCGTGTTATTGTATATCATGACCTCATCAGCGCGACCATACCCCGTCGTGTTGGTGTAGTTCACAGAGAACCCGTCTGATAGATCAGACAAAAATGCGTGAAATGAGATTATCTCATTCGTACGAAGGTCGTGAAAATAAAACGGCACGTGCTCAGCATCTAGCAGACTCTCGATCGTCTTAACGTCACCAGCTGTTAGCCTTGCGTCGCGCGCGGGGACCTGCTCGGCGGGGATGCTGCGAAGCCCGCCTGGCGACACACGGCGGGGCCCCAGCAGCGTAAGATCAAACTGGTTGACTCTTGATCCAGGTCCTCTAGGCGTACCATTATACCCCATATCGATAAATCCAGCAACCTGACTGCCTAAAGAACCTGGTATGAGATGAAAGCTAAGTGCCGCAGAGTGACGCCAGCTGAGGGCGCCGACCGGGACTTCGCCGGAGTGGCCTCTGCCTGGGCCAGAGTACTCGCGGTCTTCCTCATTTACCCTCAACGATATATCAAAGGTATGAATTGATGCGTTCAAGACCTGATTTCCCAGCGCAGTCATCGTCATAAAAAAGCGATAAAGGGCTGATGACGTGATCGAGTCGATGAGACTAAAGATCCCTGACACTATTGCAACAATATTGCCTGCAGATCCTGCTTCTGCAAAGCTTTCTATGGCCTTAACGATCTGTTCGACGTCCCTTATCGCATTTCGTATCACGACTGCGTAATATCCGGGTGCCGTCAACAAGTAATAGATGTTTTCTCCCAGGAGCTCTCCGTCGATTGAAAAATCTTCTCTAATCCCTACTCCAAAGAATGCTCCAATCCCCTGAAGGAGACATTGCTCCCAACGGTGATTTGTTCTTGGTATTCCCAGGAGCTCAAATATGAATTCTTGCAACCGATTATATGGTGCATACTCTCCTGTGCCTCCGTTGGTTCTAATCTCAGTGTGTCGACCCATCGTCAAATTGGCAGGAATAATATTCAGCATGCTGGACCCTGTAGGGTCAAAGTGATCTACAGTAGCCATGTCTCTATTCAGAATTAGGGGAAGCGCCGTGATTAAAAATGACGCTCCTACTATCAACACGATTCCAGCTAAGGTTGTTGTAAATGTGCCAACTGGTAATCCGCCGCTGAAGGGCTCAATGTGAGAATTAAGCACACCATAGCTTCGTCCGTCGAAGGTCTCATTCCACGTAGAGCTAGTTGATCCAGGAGCAGGCTCAAAGTCTACCTTATCGATATACTCAGCCCGAGCTGATTCTGGCGTTACTCCCACACCGGCCAAGCCCTGAGACACATCAACATTACCTGCCATGAGATTGACAACAGGTATAAGTGGTAGGCCTGTTAGCTGTGGCGCACTAGGGATAAGAGGCGCGTAGTTGTTCGTTTCTTGAAGGCTATTTGTGTCATTTAGCAAATCTTGTCCAGGAACGCTGTGTCCTGTAGCCCTAATCATGAGCTTAAGTCCCACCTGCTCCAGAAGTCCCTGCTTTATCTCTATCGACTGTGAGTCCTTGACATATGTGCCCAACTGGCGCTGTAGTGTTGTGCCAGGTCCAGTCCATGTGCGATTTTGAACGAAAGCTTTTTCGATAGGATTGAAGCGATTTTGCCGGAGAACCTCGGAGATCTTCTTTTGAACAACAGGCGCATCGTCTCTCAGCGGTCCAATTTGAGGATTTCCAGGCTCAGCAAAGCTCACAGTCCCCTGCGGGTCGACGTTCAAAAGAATGCTATTTCCGTCTTGTCCACGAGAACGTGTAGCAGGATCTGAATAGTTCTTTATACCGACGTCGGGACTTACAAATGGATTGCTCGAGTCTCGACCGTAATCAGAGTTTTTTGTAGACTCGAACTTTCTGGCTGCCTTGGCTGCGTCGACGTGGCCCTTGACATGATCGAGATAAGTTCCCATGGTCACGCCATTGTTCTTGATGTCGACTCGTGTCAGCAGTCCAGCCCTTTTGGATGAAAGGTTGGTATCAATTCCTAGGCCCACATCGCTGCTGTCAGGAGATACTTGAAATGTATTAGGGCGAGAATTACCTACATTTCCCTTGGTCGCATTGCTGAGATAGTTTCCTAAAGTCACCTTCGCGGCACGAGGAATGTCTTGTCCCTGATCGAATCTAACGGCACCACTCTGGTCTCGGGGCTCATTTCCAGAATCTGGATGGCCTGGGTTAAAAAGATCACCCACAGACGATAGCTCGCCTGAGTCATTTAGCCCCAGGTCATAGTTGGTCTGATTGCCTCTTTTGTCAGTCATTTTTTAGACCCACCGCGATTCTGCAGCTCTTGCTGGAAGAGACGGCGCCCTTCCTCAGAGCTAAATATCTCATTCATTTTTTCGCTCAAGATTGTCATGCTCTTCATGAGCTTGCTGTGGTGGTCCATCACCGCCTCACGGTCACCCGGCTCCAGCTTCTCGAGTGATTTTTCGAACGCGTTCATTAAAAACTTTGATGACTCATCTATAGGAATTCCTTCATGAGTATCTCGTTTGCTTTCAGAGGGAACGGGCCCCTTGAAATCTTTATCTTGAGCGCCTGTGTCGTTTTTCTTCATAGGTCTATATTACGCAGGATTGGGTCCTGTAATGGCGAATCTTCTACCTGCTGTGGTCCGAATATCTCTCTCGTTATTCAGAATCGCCTCGCCAACGGCCTCGGAGTCGACGTGGACTGTGACAGTAAGGTTGATGGGCGGCAGCGATTCGTGCCTGACTGTGAGATTACGCTGGCCGTCTAGAGAATCGTTGAGCCGAACGATCGCGGCGATGTTCGCATCACCGAGAGGTGTGCTAAGTGCCGTGTGGAGGGCTGTGTACGCCTGAACCATCGCCTGAACACGAGAAGAAACGTTTTCCATGTTTCTGGGGACCACGTTGAGAATATCGACCATGCTTTCGAGTGCTGTCGTTATTGTCTCTGTGTCACCCAAGCGTCGATTGAATTCTGCTGCTAGAGCCCCTATGCCCTGCGTGCCTGTTGCGTTCATCGTCGTCATGGCAGTGCTGAGTGCCTGGATCCCTGCGAAGACGCCTGTGAGAGCCTCGGCCTTGGACTTGAGACTGCGCGGATTTTTCACGACAATCGCATCAAAAGCGTCAACGACACGCTGCAGTGGTCCTCCTCGCACCAAGATTTGACGTGCAACTTCGCCCATCATGGTAACCATGCCAGTGATTAGACTAACTGGCACCGTCGAATTAGGCGGAGGTGCGCCATAGAAGGGACCGCTGGGTCCGAAGATCTGTGACATCTGACCCACCGCCGCCAGAGCCGCGGTGACGGCCTCGATTCTCGCCTTGAGTCCCCGCGTATTTGTTATCCCCTGTGCGATCGCAATGACTGCGTTGACCATGGTTCGCATGGGCTCGACCAGCGAGAGGAAAGATGGACCCATGGTGGCGAAGAGTCCCGTTATGTTTGTGAGTATGGAGTCGAACGCGCTTTCTTGTGCGAACGCGTCTTCATAGGCTCCGGCGCGTTCGTTCGCAACATCCATCATCGAGATAAAGGTGTCCATAATGCTACTCACAGCGCCCATGACCCCTGACAGAATCTGCCCGAGCCCTGATATTACCTGAGGGTCGACTGAGGCCGCAGCAGTTATGATAGGCTGTAGAGCCTCCATCATTCCCTGCATCATGCTGACAAGGGGATCCTTAATGTCCGTCAATAGATCGACAATTCCTGTGGAAATTCCCCGCATTCCTGCAAAAGCAGAGTTCATCACCGCGGTTGCATCTTCCCCGTAAGTGTCAGCCGCCTCGGTCACCGCCTCGAATGCCTTGTCGGAGGGTGACATCGCCTTCATGATCGCAGCGACGGCAGTGAGAACTGAAGCAAATCCAGAAATAAATGGTCCCACGTCCTTGATTCCGGCAGGAATTGTGCCAATGCTGGATAGTAGGCTTTGGATTCCTGTAGCGACGGAGGGTAGGACAGCCTGGAGCTGTCCCAGCGCGCCATTTTGCATCTCTTTCATACCATCCATGATCGTGCTAATATTATTTGCGCGGCCAATTGTGCTAACCAGACCCATGGGAGAAATCATCTCATACCACTCCGGACCGGCCTCTTCTGCCAGCTTGGAAAACACCTCGCCGTCAGGGGAGAATGCCTTCAGAAGGGTACCAACAGCTCCTAGCACCGCCGCGATTGCTGATATTGCCTCTCCTGTGCCCTGCTTTATATTTGCAGTTTGTGCGAATGTTGCCAGCTTGTCAATAATATCGGTGACTCCTGATTTGAGAATCGTATCAACGAGCCCCTTCATCGCGTTGATATTTCCCTGGAATGCATCGCCATCGAACATCTGCGCGAAGGTCGGTCTCATCATATATGCAAGACCTGAAAGCGCACCCACGAATCCATTGACTGCCTGCATGATATCGACGAGCGCTCCTGTCACAGCCTTGAATGACTCAGGATCGGCGATTCGAATATTAGCAAGCATTGTGACAGCAGGGAGAAGCGTGCCGACAAGTCCAGTTGCAAGACCTGCGATCAGTGCAAACCCCAAAAGAATTGGTGCAAGACCAATAGCTCCTATCCCTGAAGTCATGACCATGCCTAGGGCGAATGCTGCCGGCAGCATTCCTAAGGTCGCCCATATCAAAGATGAAATTCCTTCCATCAGAGCTGCAATCCCAGTAGGATTAGAGAATAGGGAAAGGAGTGATGAGACGACAACGCCTACAACGCCCACTGCAACCATAAACACGCCAATAATGCCCATTCCCTCGACCGCCTGCGCTACGTTCTGCTTCATTGCACCAATAATTGTGGCAGCTAAGATTATTGGAAGTGTAGCAAGGGTCAAAGTTAGAATGACGGCAGTAAATGCTGCGATCTGGCCTAGGTTTGGTGTGTCGATCATAGACAATATTGCCATCACACCCATAACAACAATAGAAGAAGCTGTCATGATCGCAAGGACAGTGGCCAGTCCAGAAGCATCAGCCGCAGCCCCAGGTGGTATCATCTTCACTGCCGCTGATATCATTAGGGTTGACGTCGCAAGCGACACCATAATGATTCCTAACCCTAGAGCGTCCAGAGGAGTCAGGCCTGCAATTTTATAGATTGCAACCACGCCTGCAAAAACAAGAAGAACCGCTCCAACGGCGACCAAGAACTGTCCAATCGATGGCATGAAAGATGTCGCGGTCTGTGCAGCAGCTCCAGCGCCTGTTGAGGCCGCCGCGGCCTCGCCTGTCTGCACCATGGTTGTCGTGAAGGTCTTGAGAAGAACATTCTTAAGCACTCCAACGGCAGCTCCTCCCAGAGCTCCTACAGCACCTCGAGCGAACGCTTTGAAAAGAGATGCATAAAATATCACCTCGACAGTTTTCTCAACCCACGGTCCAATCTTTTCCCACAGCGCCATGAACATTCTCTTGACAGGAGGCCAGAGCCTGTCCTTAAGCACATCGAAGACTCGGATCAGCGCATCCAAAAGTTGATCGCCTAGAGCACTCACTGCTCCTGGAATTCCAGGAGGTGCCGCAATAAAGTCTGCGATTGCGTTGACAGCCTTGATCAAGCCGTCGAGAACCATCGGTAGAATCGCCATGAAGATGGCGCCTATGGTCTTAAGGAATGTCTTACCGCCCTCCATGAAAGTGTTGACTCCAGAGCCCTGACCCTGGAAGAGACTCTTAAAGGCCTCCTTCATTCTCTCGACGAATTTTTCGACGCCGGCCTTTGGATCAGTTCTAAGGTCTAGGAAGAATTGCTTAAAAATGTCCTTGACCTTGTCCATCATTTCGCGAAAACGCTTTGGATTGAACACATCACGAAGGCCGGCGACCATCTGCTGGAAGCCTGGGAAAAGCTCCGCGAACATCTTTCCAACAGACCGACCGGCGAGGAATACTGTCCTGAGAGACTTTCGAATGTCCCTAAAGAGACCACGGAGCTCCTTGGACCTCAGTATTCCATCCTGGAACCCTTTAGAGAAGGCGTCGAAGAAACCCTGAAATTTCGACCCTCCGCCACCACCAAAGACGCGCTCGATCGAATCGGCCAGCTTCGACATTGCCTCAGCCTGTGTGAGCTGCTTCTTCTCAGCCTTCGCACCGGCCTTCGTTATTTGATCGTATGACTGTGAGAGGCCCTTCTGACTGAACGCAGCTAATGACTGCTCTTCGGTGAGTCCTGATTGTGCTGCAAGGAGCTTGATCTCCTGCCTTGACATTGACTCGATTGACTTTCCGGTCTCTTTGAACGCCTGCTGCAACATCGACAAGCGCTCAGCAGGGTTTGCTGCGTTCAACATTTTCATCGCGTCGACATTCATTCCAAAGGCCTGCGACAGCTTCGCAGCATTCTGGGCCGCCGTCTCAAAGTCGTCAAAGGCTCCAATGACGCCTTGTAGGGCCTTTACTTCGATTCCAAGCTTGTGCGCATAAACTGCAGCCTGGCTGAGCTCGCGGACGCTGAGAGTTCCAAAGTTCGCAAAGTCGGCCTTCATCTCAGCCATATCTTTACCAATTACAGCAGCGCTGATTCCAAATGCCTCGCCCATGTTGATGGCCACGGTGGCAAAATCATGCATGGCAGCAGCAGGATCCTTGCCTGTCGCCTCAGCAAGCTTCATGATCTGTGCCTGGGATTCGGCAGATATTCCCAAGCCCTTTCGATACATGGCGAGCTCGACAGCACTCTTCTTCAAGACACCTGTAAAGTGCTCTGCGGCGGGGCCCAAAGCCTTGATGAGCTCGACGTTATACTCCATCGCCTTGGCGAGACCTTCACGACCTTGACCAAAGACCTTGGCAACCCGAAGTCCTGTGCCAGCCATATCCTTTAGCTGTTTTCTAAACTGGGGCAGTGCTGACACAGCCGCCTTGCCTACTGCGGTATTCAGGCCTCCAAGTTCGCCCCTTATCTTTTCAAGGGCCTGCGCAATTGGCGATGGTCCGCCGCCGCCACTGCTCTGCGCAAGATCAAAGAGTCCTCCCAAGAGTTTAAAGGGAAGGGTTATTATTGCAAATCCTAATTTTCCTAGGGACGCTAGCAGCCCTCCTGCCATGCTGATGACGTTCTTGAACGTCTGCATGAAGATGCCGCCAAATTGCAAGATGCCTGCCCCAAAGCCTGCCAGAGTTAGATTGCTCGCGTCGAAACTGTCATTAAGTTTGTCAAGGGCGCTAGATCCTTGAGAACCTGCGTTCTGGCCCGCTGCAGCGACGTCGCCGAGCTCGCCCTTGAGCTTGCCTGCCTCGGTCGCAGCAGCAGACATCGCATCGCGCGTTGTCTTCAGGCGCGCCTCGACCAGGTCGAGCTCTTCGCATTTAAGAGCCTTGCACATGTCGACGGCCATTTGAACTTGGGTCGATAGCGCTTTTTGCTGCGCCGCAAGAATTGCATTCCGACTCTCCAGGATCTTGTTGATCTGGGCCTGGAGATCAGACTGGTTCTGCAGTTCCTGTGTTTTGGAGTCAGCCATCTACCGTCTCTTTATTTGGCCGCGGGGCGTATAAGGCTAAATATTGACGGCGGGAAATTTTCGATTATAGGCGCCACGTCAGGCCGGTCGCGCTCCTAAAGCCCTCAGCTGCCCTCTTCTTCTTTGCGAGCAAGTCCCTAATCTCCTCTAGAGACCTCTTCTGCTGGAGTGCACTGTACAAATCACGGCTGGCGATCAGGACCCGCTGAAAGGACTCGAGGGTCTCCGGACTGCCTTTGAGCTTTACTCCTGTCGACTCGCCCAGGATGTACTTTGCGCATGCTCTTATGAATACGCTGTTTTTGCTTTCTGACATTGCGCGCTCCTATTAGTATATCGTGATCACGCCATCGCTATCGAAGAGGTCGTCGAGAATCACCTGAATCAGCCTGTCTTCATCGCCAGGCAGGAGTGCGTCGTCGATCGACTTAAAGCCCTTCTTTCCCAGCGAGCTCGTCGGAGAAATGAAGCCTGTGTTGAGAATCTCTTTGACACGTCGGCGGGCTGCATTTTTATCTCGATCTTCTACCGCTCTCTGGAGCTCCGAGTCGACGTCCCAACCCTCCTCTCCAAATGTGGACCGGAGGTCATCCAAGGTCACTTCCTCGGCAATTTCTGGAGAAACACCTAGGGCCGGTAGGTCGCCTCCTAGGTATCGATCGACAGAGGCTATGGCGCGATCAGGCATAAACTTTCCGCCTGTGTATACGTCCTCTGTTAGGCGCGCCCGAATGTAAGATCTCAACAACACAGTCTCTTTGAAATTTGCCATACGAGCTAAATATTCAAGGAACTGACTATGTGAACCTTCTCAGCTTCGAGGGAACTTGTGCGCGCGCGCGACCCATCATGGCCCGCGCCTCGGCGTTATTCGCATCAGGACTGCGCGACTGTCCCTGCGAGGCCTTGATCTCCTTATTGATACGATTGATGAACCACTCGCGCTGCCACAAGGGCAGGTCATAGGCCTCTTCATATGAGAAGCCCATGTAGTACATCAGGAGAAAGATGATCTCGAGAAAGACTTCTTTATCGTTCGGAGTCAGGCCAAAAGAAGGCGGCGCCAATTGGCAGCCTCACTTCCGAGTGCTCGAGGCAGGAAGGGCAGTCCATCCAGGACTTCATCTCGACGCCAGGCTCGTTCGAATCGATGTAGCGTCGAAGCTCTAGAGAGTC